TAAAAGTAGCGCTGGTGACCAAGCTGGAATCCTGCGGACCTTTCTTGATCTCTATACCTGTAGTGGTAAGTATCAATACAGTGATGCCGAGTCGTACAGTTCTATAGACAATAGCCTGCCCGCACTTGCCAGTCCTGCGCTGAGTCTAATCAATGAAGCTACTCCTGCTACATTCGAGTCAGAACTAGATAAGCGTGATAGTGTTGAGAGTGGCGAGCTGGCGCGGATGAGCTTGTTCAAGTTTGTCGTTGAGAAGCCAAAGTATAATACGCAGAGAGAAGTGCCTGCTAAGCTATCTGCCGAGCTTCGCGGGCGCATACTTAAGATGGTCAATGGCGCTCTTGAGGTCCAGTCTGGTGAAGACGTAAAAGAGAAGATAGTGGACATAGACCTACCCAGCGGGCTATTCACTAAGTTCAGTGACGAGTGCATCCTTGAAGAGAATAAGCTGATGCACGAGGACTCATTGAGGAAGGCAATGTTCAGCCGTGCTCCGCTCAAGTGCGCTAAGATAGCAGCACTGTGCGCAATCATGGATGGTGAGACTTCCATCCGCGTGGAGCATTGGGAATGGGCACGGAGACTCTTTGCCTTCGAGTTGAGTACAATCGGGCACCTTGGTAGGACAGCGACTGGAGATAGTCCTGTACAGTTTGCTATGGACGTCAGTATGGAGTTCATATACAAGATAGTAAGCGGCAAGTATAAAGATCCATTGAAGTCAGTCAACGCTAAACTTCGCCGCGCCAACATGTTCACGTACAGCTCGCTGAATCAAGCAACGAGAAAGAATAAGTCAATCCAAGCAGCTGGCTATAACGGACGCGATGGACTGGGCGAAGTATTAAAGGCGATGGTCAAAGATGGTCTGGCCATAAAGCTCCAGCCGGATCAGGTTACTCGTTATATGCATAGCGTCACGTCAGCTACGCAGGTGTTCCAGTTAACTCCACAGGGCCTAAAGTATATGGCTAGGATCGCTGCGTCATGACATTGCATACCACTAGTACCATAGGACTAGCCTCGGAAATAGGGTCAGTACTAGAGACTTTCCCTTTAGAATCAAGGACTTACGACCTTTTAGTACCGATAGTACCACGCCGAGAGAGAGAGGGTGCGAGGGGGCCTGGAAGGGGTAGACCGACGTTGAAGGTATGTATTAACGTAAGTTATTGATTATATTACCTTTTACTCTAGTCTCAACCCTAGTACCGCCCCTAGTACGACCCAAGTATGAACTCCGACAGATCGAGAGGACACCAATGCAGTTTCCAATCTGCTTCTATGTAGACTTCCCTCCAAGCATTAACAACTACTACAGTTTTAATCGCCATGGAATCTTTATCAAGGCTGCTGGACGCAGGTACAGAGAGCGCTGCGCCGCGGATGTCCGTGAGCAGAACTGTAAGGTACAGGTGTCCGACAGCCTACACGTGACGCTCGTGCTCCATGCACCTGACCGCAGGCGGCGTGATCTTGACAATTACCAGAAGTGTTTGTTGGATGCGCTTACACACGCCGGCGTTTGGGAGGACGACAGCCAATTAGAACAGATGGCCGTCTTCAGGGGACATCCAGTTAGTGGCGGCAAGGTCGCCATCATACTACAACAGGCTGGACCGCCCATACCATACGGCATGTATGATATGCTAATGTGAAAAAGACGGACCAGATTGCTCTGGCCCGCCTGAGGTGGGAGTGGTGGTGCTACGCCGGCATGGGGTCCCAGGTTATCTGCGACTCTGGATAGTCATCCTCCAGCTCAGCCACCGTCTGCTTCAGGTCGCAGTACTTGACGACGATGGTCTTGATGTAGCCATCAGGTGTCCACACGGTCACTCTCCAGTCATCCATCAGTACACCTCCAGATCATCGTGTATGGCCTGCATGGCCTTGCGCTGGTTGTCCAGGTCTTCACGGAGATCCCACTCCAGTGGGTATTCGTGCGCCGCCACGCGGAGGCACTCAACAGCCGCCACCAGGTGGTGCATGGCCTGCTCGATCTGGTCTGTCTGATACTCGATCATCACTTTTCTCCTGACGAGCGAAATGGGAGGGGCGTTGCCGCCCCTCCCGGTCGCTGGTGGCTTAGGCCTGGTCGTGGATCGCGTTGGCGAGTTCCGCAATGGCAAGGTAGTGGCCGGTGTGCTTGATGTCGTTACCGGTGCCGTGTGCCTCGATGAAGGATTTGGCCTCGTCCTCGGTGACGACGCCTTCCTGGAGCCAGAGATAGAACTGGGCCCTGAAGCCGGTGCCGCGTGAGCGGCTGAGGTTGGCCGCCTTGATTGCTTCGCTGATGTCCTTGGGCTTGTAACCCGCGACGACGAGACTGGCGCGGATGAAGGTGACGGTCTTGCCGGCTTCAACGAGTTCGGCGATGGTGGATTCGATAGTCATGGTACACTCCGTGGCCCGAGGGCCGTTATGGGCCAGGGGTAATCCCCGACCTCAAATCTAGTATGCGCCATGTCTACAAGAAAGTATCTATCTCCGTTGGGATAGAGGCTAGGCGTTATACCCACGATAACGATAGGTTATAGGCACGTGGGTCATAAGCAGAGCTTATGCCGCATAAGTAATACTTATGGCCACAGCGCCGCGTGGGGTGGGTATAGCCATAGCCTATGGGGCCATAGCGAAACGCTATGGGTGGGAGGTCATAGGCTACGCTTATGGGGGCATAAATGTTTTCTATATAAGCAAACGCTAATGGAAGGGGTACCCCACCAATTCACATGGCCACAGCAGCAAAGGGGCAGATTGGGACAATTCATCAGAAAATTTTCATCACAGATAAAAATATTTTGTATCGGCTCTAGGCACGTAAATAGCTCTTGACTTCTCGCGTGGAATAGGCTAGGCTTATAGTATAGGAGCAAGTTATGTCAGCAGACGGCGAAGTCAAGACTACAAAGATCGACGGTCTGGAGCTGGAGTTCTTCAGTGCCGCGTTTCACTCTTTGGAAATTGCGCAACTGGCAGCTGGCCTCTCTGAAGAAGAAATCCTTCAATACTACAACGTTGAGAAGGATGAACTTGGAGAGGACGATCAGAAGTTCCTCACCATGTGCTTCAACCGTGGACGCGCCACTGGTCTGAATCACGCTGTCCAGAAGCTCATTGAGAACTTCACCGGTCGCAACGGCCACCAGGCCTGTCTTGCGTACCTGGGCAATTTCTCCGGTGGCTGGTCAGAATCTGCCGAATCAGTCAAGGGCATGGGCGGGAAGACATTCCGCTTCATCGTTGAATGACTGCTGCTGTCCAACCCGCGGATGAAACTGTCTATCGGGCGGGGCACGTCACATCCAAGTTTCATAAGGGTGATGGCTTTATTCGCGGTTTAGTCGGCCCAATTGGTTCCGGCAAATCAGTCGCGTGCTGCTGGGAAATATTCAAGAAGGCTCACGAACAAGAACCCCATAACGGCATTCGCAGCTCTCGCTGGGTTATCGTTCGCAACACCTACCGTGAACTCGTGGACACCACGATGGAGACCTGGTTCGATTGGTTCCCAAAGCATATTGGGCTCTATCGCGCGCAGGATATGAAGTTCACCATTGATCTACCACTTCCTGATAAGACCGTTGTCCATCTGGAAGTTCTGTTCCGCGCGCTTGATAAGCCCGATGATATCAAGAAGCTCTTATCCCTCGAACTGACCGGTGGTTGGATCAACGAGGCACGAGAGATACCCAAACCAATCCTCGACATGCTTATCGGGCGCGTGGGCCGTTATCCTTCCAAACGACTCGGTGGCGCATCCTGGTACGGCGTCATCATGGACACCAATCCTCCTGACGAGGATCACTGGTGGTACAAAGTGTTCGAGGAAGATTTGCCCGAGGAATGGCAGATCTTCCATCAGCCGTCTGGCCTCGCGGAAACGGCAGAGAATGTCGACAACCTGCCCATACGATACTATGATCGCCTCTCGTCCGGCAAGGACCAGCAGTGGGTTGATGTTTACGTTCACGGCAAGTACGGCTTTGTCCAGGACGGCAAGGTCATCTTCCCCGAGTACAACGATACTGTCCACTGCGTCCGCGATCTTGGCCTGGTCGAGTCCACCGATACCATTATGCTCGGTGTTGACTTCGGGCTGACTCCTGCTGCCGTTATCCTACAGATCAGCCCACTTGACGGGCAGCTCCAGGTTCTGGATGAAGTAGTTACTGACGATATGGGCGCGGTGCGATTTGGCCGGCGTGTCCATCAGCTCCTGGTCAGCAACTACGACGATCTACCAATCGAAGGTTATGGCGACCCTGCCGGGGAGCAACGTGCGCAGACTGATGAGCGGACCCCGTTTGATGTCCTTCGTGCACAAGGCGTTTCCATCGCGCCTTGCTACACGAATGACTTCACTATCCGCCGCGAAGCAGTCGCCTCTCTGCTAACAACGCTCACCCTAATGGGTCGCCCCAAACTTGTTATCAGTCCCAAGGCGCGGATGCTCAGGAAGGCACTCGCGGGTGGCTACAAGTATCGTCGCATGCAGGTCTCTGGTATAGAGAAGTATGCCGAGAAACCAGACAAGAGCATGTACTCGCACGTTGCCGAGGCTCTGCAGTATATCTGCGTTGGCCTTGGTCACGGCGAAGCTCTGCTGCGTACCGCATTCACCAAACGCAATCTGCGCGTTGTTAAGCGAGCCATTGGCCAATGACCCCTGAAGATATCATTCGCCGGTATGGCACTCTGTGGTCGCAGCGCAAGACGATCGAGCAGACTTGGGACTTGGTTGAGAAGTTCATCATGCCTCTCCACGGAGGCAAGTTCTTCCAGCAGCAGGACTCGGAACATGAAATTGACTGGCGCCGCGGACGGGATGTATATGACAGTACTGCAATTCTTGCGGCGCAGTTCCTTGCATCCTCAGTACACTCTGCCCTTACGTCCAACTCGACCAAATGGTTCGACCTCAAGTTCAAGCAAGATGAACTTAATGACGACCACGAGGCCAAGGTCTGGATTGAAGATTGCGCCAAGATCTGCGACGACGCAATCAAAGGTTCCAACTTTGCACTAGAGGCCAACGAGCTTTATCTGGATCTGGTCGGATTTGGAACGTCCTTCATCTCAGAAGAGGCCGACGACAAGAACAATATTGCTTTCTCGACGGTGCCCATTCGTGAGGCATACTTCGAGCAGGATCATATTGGCCTGCTCTACAATTTCTATCGCCATTACCAGTGGTCGCCTGTTCAGATCATTAGTAAGTTTGGGATTGATAATGTCCCGGACGAGATCAAAGAAAAGGCTGACGACGCAGTAGCATGTGATACGAAACTGGACGTCATCTTCTGTATCTACACTCGTGAGAGTAAGCGCGATGCAGATATAAGTAAGCCTCTCCCCAAGGCTGATCGTCCATTTGGAGCGAAGTATATCCTCCAGAAAGATAGCGCGATGCTTGGTGAGGAAGATGGCTACTATGAGATGCCTGTCTTCAATCCTCGCTGGCGCAAGACCTCTGGGTCAATGTGGGGCCACTCGCCGGGGATCATCGCGCTTTCTGACGTCATGACTCTCAATCAGTTGGTTGAGATCATCCTCAAAGCTGCTGAGAAGGTAATTGATCCGCCCACGCTCGCGCGTGAGATGGATATCCTCAACGATCTTGATTTGTCGGCGGCGTCACTGAATGTTGTTCGTGATCCGAATGGAATCGTTCCATACGAGTCACGTGCTCGCTTTGATGTCAGCGGATTGCTGAAGTCTGAACTTCAAGATTCCATCAATCGCATTTTCTTCGTTGACCAACTTCAGTTGAAGGAATCTCCCGCAATGACGGCCACTGAGGCCCAAATTCGGTATGAGATGATGCAGCGTCTGCTCGGCCCGACACTTGGTCGCCTGACGATTGACTTCCTTGACCCGATGGTCGAGCGTACCTTCAACATCATGTATCGCACTGGCAAGCTGCCAGCACCGCCCGAGTCCGTGGCTAGCTCTCAGGCCGAGCTTGAGATCGAGTACGTTGGCCCGATGGCCCGTGCTCAGAAGCAGGACATCGTTGCGGGTATCGAGCAGACAATGGGCATCGTTAATTCTATTGCTCAGATCAATCCTGCCATTATGGATATCATGAATTGGACAGAAGCAGTTCGCAAGATTGCCGAACTCCGTGGTGCGCCTACGGAATTGCTACGGTCTAACGATGAGCTCAAGGAAATGGCTGAGCAGAAAGCACAACAGCAGCAACTGGCCCAGGCAGGGCAGGCAGGCGATGTAATGAAGTCGATGGGTGAAGGCATCCAAGCAATGGCTGAAGCAGGGCAGGCACCAGCATGATAAAAGATCTGTACACCTTGCTATTCAATTCCCCAAATGGGGAGATGGTTCTTGCAGATTTAAAAATGAGATTTTATGATGTCTCTGCGGTTCGTGGAGACTCTTTCAATGCGGCAGTTGCCGCTGGGGAGCGGGAAGTAATCCTGTTCATTCTAAGTCAGATCAAGAAGGGTAACGACAATGATTAAGAAATTCAACTACAACGGACCCCTCCGCAATCGTATGCGTCTCTACATGGAAGGCGAAGGCGATGGTGGAGGCGGCGATGGCGATGGCGCTGACTGGCGCGCTGCTCTGCCGGAAGACATGCGTGGAAGCGACGCGCTGAAGGATGTGGCCGATGTCCCATCACTCGCGAAACAGTTCGTGGACCAGCAGGCGTACCTTGGTAATGCGATCCGCATTCCGGGAGACGATGCGAGCGCTGAAGATCGCAAGGCATTTAATGACAAGCTGTCTCAGCGTGTGCCTGAGCTGGTTATGTCACCGACTGATGAAGCATCAACCCTGGCGCTGATGAAGAACCTGGGCATGCCCGACGCCGCGGATGGTTACAAGGTTGAGATGCCGGAAGGGCTGAACATGCCTGAAGATCGTATGGCACAGATCAAGGATATGGCACACCAGGCCGGTCTTACTGCTACGCAGTTCGAGCAATTTGCTGGCAAGGTGATGGCAATGGATGCCGCGTTGCTCGGTGAAATGGGCGCGAAACTTGAGGCTGGCATTTCCGAGCTCAAAGGTGAGTGGGGCGCTGCCTACGATCAGAATGTCGCCGCTGCGCTGAATGTCGCCGAACAGTCTGGCGCTCCCGCGGACTTGGTTGAGGCCATCAAGAACAATGGCGCGAATCAGGCAACGTTGAAGTGGCTACATGGCCTGTCAACTACTGCCAAAGAGGGACAGCACTTCAACAAGAGTGACGGCGCTGATAACATCCTCGCTCCCGCGGAAGCGAATGCGCAGGTCGATGAAATCATGCGCAATAAGGAACACCCTTATTGGCGCAGCTCTGACCCTGGCCACAAGGCCGCGGTAGATAAGGTGCTTGAGCTGATGAAGCTTGCCAATCCCGGCGCAGGCACCGATATGAATGCACTTCGTGCTGGCCCCATGGGTAGCCCGTAAGGGTCCAGATGAACCACACGAGTCATAATGCGAGTAGGGTCCGCATGCGGGTAGCTCAAAAGCGATTTGTTTTTAACTCCACAAGAGGACCATAACAATGGCCGTCACAATTAGCAATGTCTATATCCAGACATTTGAGCGGACCCTCCGCCACCTTGCCCAGCAGGCCGAGACCAAGCTGCGCGGCACGGTGCAGGAGCGGGCCACCAATGGTGAGAAGCACAACTGGGAGCGCCTGGGCCCTGGCACCGCGTCACTGAAGACCGGTACCCTGGTCGCGACTCCTGCCCAGGAACTGCCCTGGTCACGCCGCGTCTCTGTCGCCGCCACCTACCACGCCGGTGAAGCGACCGAGCAGGAAGATCCGGTGCAGATGCTTCTCGATCCCAACAGCAACATCAACATGAACCTGGCCATGAGCATGCGCCGGCAGGTTGATGATGTCATCATCGCTGCTGCGACCGGTGCCGCACTGGATGGCGCTGGCGCCACACCGGCGCTCCCGGCTGGCCAGGTGGTTGGTGACGGTTCTACGCCGATCAGCTTCGACATGGTCACCGAGGTCCAGGAAACGTTCATGGAGAACGACATTGACCCGAGTGAGCCGAAGGTCATGGTCGTTGGCCCGACGCAGGTCCGGAAGCTCATGCAGCTGACCGAGCAGACCAGCAAGGACTATGTCCGCCGTGGTCTGGACGAGCTGACCGCGAATGGCATCGTCATCGGCTGGATGGGCTTCACCTGGATCATGTCGACTCGCCTGCTGGCGCCGGCCGGTGGTCAGCTGTCGTGCCTGGCGTATACCAAGCGTGCCCTGGGCCTCCAGATCAACAAGGACATCACCGCCCGCGTTGCCGAGGACCCCAGTGTGTCGTTTGCGTGGCGCCTGTACTGTCACATGACGCTGGGCTGCGTTCGCGTCGAGGACGAGCACATCGTCCACGTTCACGTGAAGGACGCCATGGCCTGAGGAGACTGACATGGCCAAGGTATATCAGCTCAAAGTCAATCAGCACAGCGAAGAAGCTGTGATCGCGGCAAGTGCGAACTTGTCCGTGGTTGCCACGGATGAAGTTGCATTGTGGGTTGGCACCAGCGTTGAGGCTTACCGCCACAACGAGAAAATCACGACTCTGAAGTATTGCGCTGACGCGTTGCGTGAGGCTGGGGTTCCGACCCCAATTGCGGGCAATGTGCAAGTTGGCGTGGATGCTTTGAACGGCGTGAAATCTGCTGCTGTCGAATCGGTCTTGGCAGCTACTGGCACTCCCACCGGAGGCGAGGGCGTCGTTGCTGTCGTCTATGGTGCAACAGCATTGCTTGTTGCGGGTTCTGAGGCGTTGGCCGTTGTGGTCAACAATCTGCTGGATGCTTACAAGGCAGAGAACGTTGCCGTCTGAACCCGTAAGTTGATCTGACGGGTCTTGGGGTGGGAGCATGTCCCAATTGCTCCCACCCCCTCTTTTGAGGAAATACTATGACACCAAGTGAAGCAATTGCAATTGGACGACAAACCCTCATTGCCCTGGACAGGGAAGAGGGGGTAATTCATGTAAAGAAATTCGCCCATGCGGCGGCTCTCCCGGCCACCCCCGCCACAATCTGGCCCGAGAACACGCTCAAAGTGTACCGGACCGACGGTTCCATAATGACTGTCTCCAGTTCCGATGCCGATGATATCAGCACTGGAGCCGGACTGCGGACTGTTCGTGTCTACGGCGTCGATGCTGACTGGGAGCCGCTCAGCGAAGACGTAATTATGGACGGTCAGGACGGAGTCAACACTGTTGGCGAGTACATGCACGTTTATCGGATCAAGGGCATGACCGCAGGGGCTACCGGCTACAACGAAGG